AAAGAATGTTTGTGCAAGTGGATCTCTACCTCGAATACGTCGAGCAACGTTTCTTGTTGTTACTGTAGTATTTACATCGAAGTTTGGAGATCTTGTTGAAGTTGTTAAACTTGTTTTCTCAACACTGAAGTTATATGCTCGATAAGTAACGAATCCTTTTGAAGTTGAAGCAGAATCAATACTTGCATATTGACTTACGTCAACGATTTCTAATACTCTATCACCTACATAGAATGTTTCAGCAGGTAAGTGGAATACAGCTCTTAATACACCGTTTGCATCTGTTTCTACAGAAGCGCCTTTCACTCCCATTCTTGCTACTTCACCAACCGAGTTAGCCGTATTAGAACCATTTAATATATGTGCGTTTACATCAACACCATCAAAGAAGAAGTAATGTCTTTGATTAGGTCTTAATCCTGACATATAAATTTTAATATCTCTCGATGCCATATAAGGTTGGAATCTAAAGTCAGAAACAAATTCACCAACAAAGTTTTCTGTAACATTTGAATCATCAATTACAATTTCACTTGTTCTTGTTGTAGTTGTCATTGTTTCAACGCCTGCACCACGTCTTCCTCTTCGGCCTCCGTCACGGACAAAGTTTCGAGCAGTTGATACATCCGTCATTGGTAAGAACGATTGAATACTATCAACAAATTCTTGGAAAGGAGTAGTTAAATCAATATCAATAGAAGCAGGATTAACTGTTGTATCATAAGCAGCATCGTAAGGTGGAGATATAACTCCATCACCTACATACTTATAGAAGTTACTTACACAGTTTCTAAAGTTTGAAGCATAAGGCTGATTAATAATATCAACATTACTATTTCTTCCAATTGTTGCTACTTTAGCATCAGCGGTAGATGGGAATACTGAAGAACCTGTTGCTGAATCATATTTAAGATCTAACGCAAACGTTTTCAACGAAGGAGTTAATATCTTTTTATTAAATGGTACAGCAGCATTAAATTGTGGATGTTGTACTTCTGATAACTCCAGGTTGTTAAAAGGATCTACAACAAAGCCATTCTTAAATCTATTTAAACCGTTCTCATCACGAATAACCATATTCGATGTTTCTGATTCTAATTGATTTAATGAAATATAATATGCCATGTTATCAATTTTCTTTTCTAATTGATGCATATCTTTCATTGTGTAATTCTTAATACCAGTTGCTCTTGGCTTAATAGAATACGCAGACTTATTTAAAATATCAGATTGTTTCTTGGACAATGCAGGGAACGTTGGAATCTCAACGTTTGCGATTGCTAATTGATCTGTTTCAAGTTTAGGTGGAATTGCGTTCTTTTGCTCTTCACCTTTTATTAAAATAATATCACCATAAGAATCACAAGCAATTGTATCAATTCTTGATAGGTAATGTTCAAGATCTGTTTGTAATGATTGCTGTGCAGCAGGTATTAACGGATTAGGAGCAGTCGCAAATGTTATTGGTTGCGTTCCTACTGTCGTTGTAATCGTTGGAGCCTGTGCAGGTATCGTTGCTGTATAGTTTGCATTTGAGATCTTATCTACATGAGGTCTGAAATCGAAACAATCTCTTAAGTTATAAACTTGACCTGACTCAGATGTATAAGAAGGAATCTCATATCTTTCTAACGTATTCGGATAACTGTTAATTGTAAAGAAATAGTTTCCTGTTGAAGCCGATAATTTAAATGCCTTCATTGTTGTAACAAGAATGCCATTAGCAGGCTTAGGTCGACCTTCAATATATTCTATATAAGATATATCATACATCGTATCTTTTTGATTTGTTTTTAATCGGAAACTGTTTGTCCAATCTTCATTAATTCCACCAGGGCCCGTTCCTTCAGTAATAATAGAAACGATTCCAAATACATCAGGGAAACCTAAACTGTATTTGCTTACTGATGTTGTATAATTTGATTTAATACATGGCAGTGTAACTGTTTTATTAAAAGGATCAATTCCACCTGAGGAACCTACAAGCCTTTTATTAAAGAATATTTCTACTGATCCATTTAAAGCTGAATCACAAACAATATTAAGTTGTGAATTATTTAATTGAACAGTTTTACTAATCACTGGGTGTTGAACACCAGCCTGATTAACTAAGATCTCTGAAATATCGTTTATGCAATTAAAATCTTCACCAGGATTTGCTGTAATAGTAATAGTACCAGATGTAGCAGTTCCTGTTACTTGCGTTCTTACAGGAATGTATGTATTTGTAGTTGCGAATAAACCATCAACACCTGTATCAAAGATTAAAGCCTTTCGGTTTGTTTCTTTAATAATAGGAGCGCCAAATCCAGTTACCTTAAGAGGTAAGTCACCGCTACTATTACTTGCATCGTTTAATTTAGTAACACTTGAAAGTGGTTGAGCACCAGTGAAAGCAGCGTGATGAATATAAACTCTCGATGGTGTTATATTATGTACTGCTACAGAACCTGCAGATTGACTTGATGCTGTTTGAATATCTGATTTAACTTGAAGATTAAGATCAATATAACCACGACTTGCAGATGACTGATCTATTTCAAAATAGTTTCCGTATTCCATTCCAACGTTTTGCGCTTCAATTGTTTCGGTTGATGCTATTTGATCTATTTGGAATGAACGCTCACCAGAATTTTCTATTCTATAACCTTTTACATAGGCAGTACCATTACCTACGACAAGTTGTACTTCACCAGCACGGTCATCTGTACTTAATGGGAAGTTCTCTAAGATATAGTTACCAGACTCTTCGTAAGTACGTCGAGCCATTTCCTCGCCTAATACATTATATTGCGATACATCACGAATAGTAATTGGATTACCATTTTGATAACGAATCAATGTAAAGAAGTCTGGGTTTGCCGTTCCTTCTGATGTTGTTAATACTGTTAACGTAGGAACAAGATTTAATCTGTCTGCACCAGGTGCGTTTTCGTTTTTAGCACCGTTTGCGTTATCGTATAAGCTTGCATCTTGTATTGCACTTGTGAATTTTTCTTCAACTAAATAACCTACTGATTTGTCATCAGGAGTGTTACTATATTTTTCAACAACTAATCTTTGCTCTGCTGTAAATATAAAGTGGCCTTTCTGAAATATAATACCAGGAGCAGCTTCGATACCGAATGCTTTACCGACTGCAGGAGTTGCACCACCGCCATAAACTTCAAGACCTTGACTTATAACAGTATTGGTCGTTAATGCTTCGGTAGTTGTTCCACGTAAGAACTTATATCTTGTTAATACTAATGCTTCACCAGCCTGGAATTGAGTCTGACCTAGAACACCAATATTTAAATAGTTAATAAAGAATGTATTTAGATTTGGTGGTCTTGTTTGAAAGCCTTTTGATGCTTGAACAATTTCTGCTTTAAGACCTGTTGCTTGACCACGGATTTCGTAAACATAATCGACTTCAACTTCTTGACCTAATATTGTTTCAACTGCAGGTCCACTAATATATGCTTCTGCGTTAAAGCTGGCTGAAACGTCATTTAGTTTTACAAATTGAAGATCATCAAGTTCTGTAAAGTTACAACCCTTTACAACCGATCCTTCTTTAAATACGTTATCACCAAACGACTCGACCTGATTCTGAAGCATTGTCTGGAGTTGTGTAAGTTCCCTTGCCTGTATTGCATAGCCAGGCTTGAACATAACTCGATAGAACTGCTTCTCGGCATCATAGTCATCGAAGTATGGTGCTTGGTTTAAATTTTTATTAATAGGCATCTTTACTTACGTTCCTTAAAATTCCAGTACAAATTTAAATTCTTCTCTTGAGAGGTCAGTTCTTGACAATGGGAAGAAATCTTCCATGAAATAAACCTCGCCCGTTCTTTGAATATAATCTGAATAAACTACATTATCTTCTATAGGATTATTTATTGTTATTCTCTGACCAGTATTTGAGGTTATTGCTAGTTCTGGGTTAAATGATGTATCCCCGTTACCAACTAACTCATTATTTCTATATGGTCCCATATATTCTGCTAAAAATATTGTATTTGATGTAGAATCAATCTCATGTACTTGCGCTGTAAATATAACATCGTTATTTACATCAACTTGCGAGATTACACTATTGGCAGTTAATTTTGCATAGTCATCTGTTGTAATTGCGATTCTATTATCAAAAATGTTAGGATCAGCGGCCGTGTTTGCTTGACCACTTCTCCATGTTCCTGATGTTACTGTTCTAAAGGTAGGACTCTTTACGATACCAATACATCCATAAGTATTTGTAAATCCAATCCTTGTGTTATCTTCTGCAGTAATATAACCGTACATTGATAAATGTTTACATCTTAATTCATCAATTAAATTATAACCGTGACCACCTTTAGGTTCAATCACTGGTCGTATTGTTGCTCTTACATCAGTTGAAGTATCGTTCTCTGGTATAAAGTCAACTGCAGGATCTATTACATTAGCAATTGCTGTATTATATCCTGAGCCTTTATTCAATAGGATAACTTTATTTATCGTGCCGTTGTCAAGTTCAGGAATTGCTACTGCTCCAACACCGTCACCTAATACTTCTACTCTTGGGAATACTTTACAGTTTGCATTAGCCTTTGCACCACATACAAAGAAATCAGTTACAGCTTCCCATGTACCGCCTGAGGTATAAGCCGTAAACGCTCCACCGTTAAGAGGAGTTGATAAGTTTGGAGTTGATCTTAATGCGAACGTATCTGCAGTTAAAGAATCAACATAAAAAATAGGAGTACCGGTTGAACGATCAACATTTAATTCTGTCATACCGCCAACATTATTGAAAGTAATAGGTTGTCCGTCAACCAATCCATGATCAGTCGCTGTTATAACAACTGGGCTTGCTGCCGTTGCACCTTCTACAGAACCACGAGTTGGATTTGCTATTTCACCATTAACTCGTATTTCAACCTTACCTGTTGATGTGTTTGCTTTATAATATTCTATTTTAAATAGATTCGTAACACTTGAGCTTTGATTTGTTACATATAGGAATTGACCTACATAGTAATTATCAATGTTACTCCAATCTTGTTCTCTAGGATCTATCTGTAATCCAACAAGACCGTGAACATTATAACCACCTGTTCTTCCGTAAGCAATTTCAATTACACCATTCTTTTCAATGTATCCTTGGTTTGAATCTGCATTCGTAACTTGTATCTCTGAAATACCACCACCGTAAACCGCGGCTGGTTCAATAGTTGCAGCAGGATCAATTGGAATATAACCTAAAGCATTATAGGCCTCGAATTGTAATGTAGTGAGACGATACATATACTTCCAAACATAGCCGTCTGCAGTTTCGTAAATTTGATTTAAATTAGCAGAGTCAAATGTAGGTGGAGAACTGGCATCAGCACGTTCATTATTGTTTAAACATTTATAGATTCTATAATCACCAGTATCATTATCATTAGGACCGACAACTGCGTAAAACTTGATTGAGTCTAAATCAGTTATATCGTCGTATTCTTCATAAACCACACCTCTTTGCCAAGGGTAGTATTTTACCATGAAGTTGATATCTTTTTCAGCAATTCTTTTCGCAAATAAAGTCTTTTCTAAAAACTCATTTTGTGAAGAAGCTGAATCTGCTGGAGTTATACCACCAATACTGGACACAAACATGTAATAGTCATCATTCGCTTTTGCATCAGCAATGAATAACTTGTTTATATCTTGATTAAAATTGTTACTTAAGATTTCTGGCATTGTTTCAGTATCACTCTATATTTTAGTTTATTTATTACGAACATCCTAGGAACTGAAAGAAACCTTTGGTCGAGGCCATGCTCTCCCAGAAATAGGTCTTCTACCTTCAGCCGTTTGCTCTGATCCGCCTGCGATGTATCTTCCGCTTCCCATTCTTATACCCCAAGGTATATGTACTCTTAATGGAGGAGTTCCACATAGTTCAGTCAATTCCGCTCCACCATTTATATAATTATTATCTTTAAGTCTATTTACTTCGTTAGCGTTATATAATTTCGCTGAACCATAATTGCCTGCTGTTACAGTATTAGAAAAGTCAAATAGATCTTCTCCAATTAAATTTGCTTTAGCATGTTTTTTCATTAACGCTTTTAATTCTGCTATGCTTGGATATACTCCTCTTTGAGTAAAATACCAATCTAAGAATACTGTTGCACAAGACGCGGCGACAGGAGCAGCACAACTTGTTCCACTAAAGTATCCCCATTTGCCATCCGCATAAGTAGTTCCTGAACCACTGCTTGTCCAAGTATATGCACCATAAGCAGCAAAATCAATCATCGGTCCTCTTGTACTGTAATCATCCATTAATCTGTTTACATCATCTTGTTGACAAGCAGCAATTGTAAACTGATTTGCACCACCTTCAATTTCAGTTCGTAAAGGATAAAAAGATAAAGCATTACTACTTGTAATAGAGGTAAGCTGAATTCTTCCTTCACTGTCTGTTGTATTTAAAATACCATTCGCTCCAACACCAACAATGATTTTATTATTCCATCTTGCATCTTCAGGATCTACCGCGATGCCAGTATCATTACCTGCAGACTTGAAATGATAAATTCCATTATAGTTATTAAACTGTGACATGATCGTATCATAGAAAGATTGTCTTGTTTCTTCATTAACTGAAATACACCAATAGTCCTGTCCATCTGTAGGATCTTGAACAACTCTTGGAATAAACATATTATCAGTAAATGGTGTTAAGTCAGTACCCCAAGAATTTCCTACAGGTCTATTAATAACTGTGTTTATTCCAGTGTCAGGATTAAATACATCTAATGCTTGAATATGATCACAACGATACATTCTTTGGTGGTTGCTATTATATCCCCATGCTCCTGTTACGACAGTTGCATTACGAACACCAGTCGCAGGATTTACAGGTTTTGAAATATGCCATTGAAGCGCGCCATAATATGCAGCGGTAACTCCATCTGATAAGTAAATAACTCTTAATGAAGAATTCTTACCCCAACTACAAAATTTACCACCTGCTGCACTAAGTACACCAATTGCATGAGAAGAAAACTTGTCATTAGGATTTGTGATTTGATTGTTTCTATTATCGTTTAAACTTGAAGAAACAGATGACCAATCCATAGGTATAAATCTTGGTGTGCTTGGATCATTTAATTCTGCAAAGTCTACATGATTAATATGATTGGCATAAGCAGAGTTAGGAGTACCTGCTTCTATCGCAACAATATCTACATAATCACCAGCAAAGTTTTGTTTCACTGTATCGGTAAAACGGTATTCAGGATCTTGGAACCATCCAAAAGGTGGAGTACCATTAGGAGCCGTAAACTCACTTGTGAAAAACATATTTAAACCAGTTGATGTTGCACCAACAGTTGACGGTGCACCACTTGGAATATATCTTGTGCGATATGTTACTGTACCACTTTCGTATTTTGGTGTTGTTGTAGGATAGGCCATATCAATTGGGGTTTTCTCTACTCTACATTCTTGAACTTTACCACTTGCTATAATTGTTTCTGCTTCTTCCTCAGTTAACTTCATAGTTATCAAACCATCAAATAGATCTGGGTTAATTTTTAACTCCATTCCACTTGCTTCGTTTTCCAGGAGGTCCAATTCAGGAACACCCGGTAGCATAACTATGTTGTAAAGTTGCTTTTCCATTTATTAACTCTCGAGTTTAAGTGCGTCGATTGTGACAGTAACCGTACCTGTAGATCCTGAGTTATTTTGAACTGCTACAGGAACTGTTGTTTCTGAATTATCAAGCCAACCGATAATTGCTGGTGTCATTTTAAATACTTGAGTACCAGCAGTTGTTGAGATAATCTCAGCAATAACTCCTGAACCATCTGCAGGATCTGTTCCTTGTGATCGAGTTGCATCTGCTGTTCTTGCTGCTGTATCAGAATATATTCTTACCCAACATTGCTTATCTACTGTAATCTTTTGTAATCCAAATGATTTGCCTAATGTCGAATATGATACATCAGCCGAGGCACCGTTTGAAATTGAAGATGTAGTTTCTGCTTCCGATACTCTTGATGCACCTGCACCACCTGCAGAAGGATCGGCAATTACAATATCGCCAATCATCGATGCGTGCGCAGTACAAATATACTTATATGTACCACTTATAGATCCTGGAACTTTCCAATATAATGTACCACTTGTTTTTCCTTGAGCACTTGAACCAGTTGTTCTTGTACCGTCAGCAGCAATATGGATAAGACCTGTACCGTATGCAGTACTTGCGTCTGAACGAATTTCAAACGGATGAGAAGCAGTAACACTTGTTAAATCAAATGCGATTGTTTCGCCTGCATTAACATATAGCGATGGATTATCAGTTGTCCCATGAATATCAGAACGATATGCAGATGAACCATTAGGTGTCATTACATGAACTGACGTAGCAGGAACTGCAATATCATGTACATCTAAATCAGCAAGAGCAATTTCAGTTAATGCAGCGAAGGTTGAAGAACCACCTCCGCCACTTGCTGCAGCCCACTGATAATCAGTACCACTCCATTGTAGGAATTGATTAGCCGAAGCACCAGAAACATTTAAGTGAGTGTCTACTTTTGAATCGGCATATCTAATTGAAGATTCAACAGAAGCAACACCTGTGCTTGTTGTAATTGTTGTGCCGTCTGTAATTGCTGAAACAAAATCAGCAACTGTTTCTTTCTTTGAATTACCTGAGTCATCAGCATCAACGAATGCAATACTATCAGCTGTTTGGTCAATAGCACCAGAAGCCAAACCATTTAGATCTGTACCGCCGCCGCCGCCACCGCCACCGCTTGCTGAGATTGTAATTGTATCAGCAGTATTATCTGCGGCAATTGTTACATTAGAACCTGCGACGAAAGTAACTTGAGTTGTTGCACTGTCTGCACCAATTGTAGTACCGCCAACAGTCATTTGTGTAAATGTGTTTTGATCTGCAGGTTGAGCAACCCAAGCATAATCAGAACCATCCCAACTTAATACTTCGTTATCACTTGCACCACTTGTATTTAAATGTCCATCAACATCGGTGTTTGCGAATGATCCGCCACCGCCTCCACCTGAGCCACCTTCAACCCAACTATAAGAACCGTTTGCGCTTGTGCCGAGAACGTAACCATCTACTTCATCATTTGTAATATTGGCCGAATATACAAATGTGTTTAGAGGATCAACATAACTCGCAGGCGCTCCTGCTGATGTATCTGTTAATACTTTATTCCAAGTACCATGTGCGTAATATAATGCGCCTGTGTCGTGAGCATGTCCAATTGCACCATGATAAGTGGATGGACTAACTGCTTCTAACAAAGCCTCCGTATTATATAAGAATGATACTTTATGCGGTTTACCTAATAAATCCAAAGCACCGTTGGTATCAAATAAATCAATTGGATTATTTGCATTACCTAATGCTAAGTATACTTCCGTAAAGTTATCGTTTGCTTTATCGAAAGCATTACGTAACGGATCACCTGTCCCGTCATTCGCAGATGCTCCGATGTTAATTATTTGCTTGGCCATAGCTCTTCTTTCCTAATTTATCTTTAATTAAATATTTATTGTTAATATGTTGTGTCGAAATCATTCTCAAAGTATTTGTTGATTAGTCTTCGCATATCCGCAGTTACTGTGTGACCTGCTTGATCTCTCATCCATACTACTTTACCGTAATCACTAATCCTACTATTTGCGCCGTATGCGAAACCGCCTGTTAATTGGAACCCAGTATAATTAGTTGCTTGCGCGAATCTATAAGACGAATCATTTGCACTTAAGAACGTTGGGCTGTTGGCAATAATATTACTTCCACCACCAACGAACGGTACAGTAAAGTCTTGCATTCCGTTAAGTTGTAATATTCTTCTTTGTGGTATTGGGTTTCTAAACTGATCATATCCATCGTTAGGATAGTTATCACCTGTTTCCAATTCATTAGAAGGATAATAGAATCTGCTGTCTCTATATTGATCTGTATTCGTTTGAGATATTAAACAAGCAATTACATCAACACTCAGATCTCTTATTTCAATTGCTGCTCTCAGCGCAAGAGCACCACCGTTTGATTGTCCTAGAATACGAATCTTGGTTTCATCAACGTTATTATATATTTTCAGCTTGGCAATCATTTCTACTATCATATCAATGTCAGGACCATTACTGATTTCCATTGAAACGTTCCAAGAATTAACAAATCCTTGTATACCAATTAATATATGTCCTGGTAAATCATCTTTCCATGAGTTAACCATTCCCTCACCAGTTCCACCATTACCATGTAATAAGATCGCAACTGGGTAAGGACCTGTTCCTGTAGTTGGCATTCCAACAGTAACTTCGTAATCATGGAATCCTTGATCCCATTGTCTTGTAATTGTTAGATCACCCGCTGAACCTTCAACTAATGTTAATCCACCTGTTCCTCCAGGAATATGGTCGGCAGCAACAAATGTACTATCAGAAGTATAGTTGGTAACGGAAGCTCTTAAGTTCTCGATGTCTGCTTGGTCGAATGGAGAACCTTGACCTTGGTCGTTGAACTTTCTTAAGAATCTTTGTTTAATAGATCCGCCTGCATAGGCTTTAAATATAAAGTCACCAAATAGTTTTGAACCTGCTAGGTGAACATTCTCTCTTAATAGTTTTTCATATTCTTGTAAAGGTAACGTTGATTTAATTTGATATGAATACTCTTGATAGAAATCACTATCTTGTATTCTCATTCCGGAATCAATATATTCTTGTTCGTATGTTGTTACCGTATCATCAATAGTGTACACTATAAGATCTTGTGTAGGATACCAGAATTGAGTCTTCAAAGAAGGAACAACAATATCAGTCCATCTTTGTTTAATTGAATCTGCAGCAGTTCCATCTTTGATTTGGTTTAACCATATACCAGTTGCAGCAGTTAGTGCCAATCCTTGTTTACTTAAATCATATATTGGATATCCATCCGAAGCCGTACTTCTTAACCAAGGTTCAACACCATCACTAAGACCAGCGACAGAAGTTGTAGGATCAGCTCCAAATACCATCAATGTTGCTGCGTATGCCAAGCTGCCTGTTGGAAGTAAAATATCAACAGTTGTAGAACTTAATTGTTTGTAACCACTTAAGTGAGAATTTTGTCCTGCCCAATAACCTGCAGTGCTTCCTTGATTTTCAGCTTGAATAAATCCTTCTACGATTGTGTTTCCATCTGAATCTCTTAATTGACCTTTGCCTTGTTGAAACTCTAAGGTGTCGTAATTAACTAATACTGGGTCGTACCCAACATATCCAAATCCTGAATTAACAATAGTAACTTCTTCAACCTTTCCTACAGCAAATTCTGTTGTAGCTTGCATGATTGCGTTATCACCAAATCTTTTGTAATCTTCAAAGTCATCTTGAATAATAGCAACATTGAAATCATTACCTGGTGCGTTAACTAATAAAATATCTTCGTCTGAATTAAGTCCATAATAATTAAATGGTACAACCGTTATAAATCCGGCTGATTGGTTAATATCTTGAATTACTCCAATCACATTAGAAGTAGTACCTTGTATTCTATCACCTATTGAGAAACTACCTGCGTCACCCGCATCTGAGAATAATATTTTTTGATTCTTACGATCGAGATTTTTAATTAGAGAATCTTGAGGAAGAGCAAATACATCGTTCTTATAATTTGATCCTGGGTTAAGATTCTCAAACGAATTAATTCTTCCGATTGTTAAATCTTGAATATCAAAAGCTTCATCTAATGGAGTTGATATAAGAACAGGTGATGCCGTACCTGACATTGGAGTAGTTGCTCCATAATCCGCTGCATCAAGTGTAATATTTAAATAAGGAGTGATTGGATCTGTAATAACAGAAGCAACCGAAGTATCTGTTAAACTCCCAATCTTTACATCGTTAGCGCTTCCTGTATCGGCAAACTGTAAACCGGGTGAAGTGGCATTAAGTCCTGTAAGCTGATTTTCAACATCAGAGAGATCAATTGTTAAACCTGAAGTTGCAGACGTAACGATACTTAGATCTTGCATCTCCTGACCTGCTGTCATTTTAAAACCAAGAACACTTTCGTTCTGTCCAACGACAGTACCTATATTACCAAATGCATCTGATATTGATTCTCCAATAATAAATTGCTGATCGTATCCTGTCTCTCCATTATTTAAAATAATAGATTGGTCAGAAACAATTAGTCTTGTGTTGGCTATTGTGTAACCATAACCACCATCTTTTAAATCGTATTGAACTTCTCCTGAGACATCAGTTGAAACTTTAGTAACAATTGCGGTACCTGCGTAAGCGTTCTTTTGTCTTACTTCAAATACTTCACCAACCTTTCTTCTTGTTGCCGCATTAGTATCTGTTTCATCAACTGTAAAGGATGATAGAGATCCGTTTGCTTTACCAAAACTAACAACCTCTCCATTAATATTAGTAATGATATCTTCGTACTTTTTAAATGTACCTTGAATACCATCGAGATATATGACAGGAGTTTTAACACCATTTAAAACAAAGAAGTTAACTGATCGTACTGAAGCCTTTGCTTTTGTAACCGCACCTTCGATGTTACGTGCTAATAGATCATAATATTCGTATTCCTTTCCAGTCTTGGACGTGAATAGATTATTGTTTGGAAACATTTGTAAGTATACACCTTGCTTCCATTCTGAATCAGAAATCTTTTGCATCTTGGCAGAAGGATACGTGATTTCAATATCAAACTCTTGATAGAATATAGCAAAGAATAATTCAATACCTCGAGCTGTACCTTTTGCACGATAAAGATCAAGGATATTTTTAATAATGAATTTAATAAGATCTGCTTTGAGAGGAAGATCAGCAAGAAACTTTTTCTTGAAGAGTATAATCATACTCTCTAATGTTGTATCTATATCTTTAGTTTCAAATAAACGTCTTGATTGGTATAGATGCTGATTCTCTTGAGTTTCAGACCACTTATAATAGTCCTCTACTAATTGCACAAGCTCAGGTCCATCTTCCCTATATATTGCTGGGAATTGGCGCTTAACAAAAAGCGATATGTTTTTTTCTATTTCACCCTGAGGCATTATTGTTCTCTCTTATTAATAAGCTGAGCCAGATCCTGTTGACGTCAATGTATTTGAAGTAGAGGCCGCGGCTTGCGATGCAGTTGCTCTTCCTCCAGATTCAACCAGGTCCATAACTATTTTAATATCTGTGTCTCTCAATATAAAGACTCTTCCCTGTGGGGCTTTAATATCATTTTCGATTGTCTTTGCAGTTATCTTAATTGCTGAACCATTGAACGCTTCTACTTTAAAGTTTGTTAATTTAACTTCACCTTTAACGTAATCAACTGTTCCTGCGGTAGGATTAATAATTTGTGGATTAGTAACGTCATCTGTTATTATCATAATGTTTCCGTTACCATCATCTTGTAAGAATACACAAAGTCCATCAATATCAAACGGAGATGATTTAATCGCAGGCTTATAATTCGCAAAACCGTTTGCTGCTTTATAAGCGTATGGTCTAACTAAGACACTCTCAAATCTGAATGTCGGGTTAGTGTTAAAATTAAGTGGCGGTGAATATTCAATAATAGGAACAGCATGAATTTCATTACTTAATATACCTGTATCTAATGCATCAATGATTCCTGATAGTTTAGATGATCTTAAAGTTTTATCAAAAGATTCTAAGTTGTCATCTGAATATTTTTGTATTGCTGATCGTACAAGTAATTCTAAATCAGAAGCAGATTTCTCTGTATTCTTTTTACTGTAATTTACACTTACTTCCATATCAGCATAAACGAATTCAGTTTGTTTAAAGATTGGTTCAATACCTAATGGAGCTCTTTCTTTTAAATAAGCAATATATGAATTAGATAATGTTGAGGATATGATTCTTGTATTGTCATTTAGAAATACTGAAATCGCAACTCGACCAAATTGAGGTGGATCTAATTGTTCACCACCGTAAGCAGAGACCGCTGTAATTTCAGGGAATGCTTGTTGTAATAATATTTCGTAATCTTTTGTTGTGACTGCTCGTTCTTGAACTTGTAATGCCTTAGGAGCAAAGTAACGAATGCTTTCCATTGATTCACGTTCTTGTCCACCTGTTGCCGCAGCAACGACAGTAGCAGAGACGGTTCCGTTTTCACCAATAAATGTTTGACCAAAAGTATCTGCTCCATTTGGTTCTTCTCCTGAACAGATTCTATAACGTACTCTTACATCTTCAAACTCTTGAGGTTGTAAACCAAATTGATTCTTACCAAAGTAAATAGAATACTTTTCATCAAGATAAGGTTCAAGATAGAATACTTTATCTAATGGTTTAACACCATAAATTGTATTGGCTCTTTGGAATACGTTTGCATCGTCAGTTGCTTCTGCATCAACAAATACAACAATTGAATTTGTGTCTACTTCATTGTTTGTAAGGTATACTCTAAGTACACCATCCGCATCAACAATAAATCCTTCTCTTTGGAAACTTGTTAACATTTCTCCTTCAAACATTTCTACATCTTGTACTTCAAATACACCAGGAGCTGTTCTTCTTGCTGTATATGATTGTTCTGTTACAAAGTTATATGATTCACCTTGATAATTAGCAGATAAAGCAAAGTACTGAGGAATTGAGATTGTTGAATCTTGCGTGACTGTATCTTCAATTCTTAAATTAACAATTGCTTTAGAAGATTTACGTGAACGAGGAATATAGTTTAATTCTTTAGCATGAGAAACGATAGAGTTCTTAAGGACGGCAGAGTCAAGAAACATTTCGTTGAGAGCCATGTTCGTATAGAAGTTATTATTGTAACTATTAAAAGCAAGTACATCAAGTAAAGCAGACAGGTTAGAACCTTCAAAGTTGTAGTCCTTGAATTGTGTTTGCGTTTGAAGATATACCTTAAACTGATCTTTGATTCTTTCGAAATCTAATTCAGTAATTGGTGTTTTTGGATTTGCCATCTCTATCTATTCCTTTTTAATATAACATCTAATGAAATTGGTTGTTGCTCGTTACGAACATAAAAAGTAATTTTAACATTAACGATTCCTGCGTCGAGATCTCCCGAAACAAATACGTCAATTAAACTTGCTCTTGGTTCGTAAGTCGTAATTGTAGATGTTACTCTGTCTTTAATTAGTTTGAGCGTTCCTGGTGTTAGATTCTCAAAAAGCATATCACGAATATTGCCACCTAAGTATGGTTGCATTGGTCGTTCACCACGATCGGTTAATATAAGATTTTTAATTGCGTCTTTAACTGCTGTCTCATCTTTTTGTAATGCAATATCTTTTGACACAGGACTAATACGAAGATCCTTATGGAAGTCCGTATAAAGATTTACCTTTTTCTTTTTAGGCGATAAGTACTCTGCTATTGACATTTATAATATTTCTCTTAAATCTAAATGAATGAAATCATCGTATTCTTTAACGTATTTAAATCCTGTAGTAAACGCGTCTTCTAAAAACTTTGGAACGTCAGCCATATCCTTTTTAATATCAACTACCATTCCACTTAAATGGGAATTGTCTTCTGCCCATTTTTGTTCTGTGTTATAAGCTTTACTTACCCAACCATTTGTTATGATAAGTTTACTGCCTGTTAATAACTTTAATCTTTTAAGATATACTTTAACATCAAGATCGACTCTTGTATATCCATATATTCCAACACCTTCTTTTGCATCAAAGTGGTTAATACTTCCACTTGGACCCAAACCTATATCTGAGTCTGCGCCTGCGAATACATTACCACACCTTGGCAGATCTCTATAATCCGCAGCAGTAATAGGGGCGATGTTTTTTGGTGGCTCACCTGTGTTAGTTATTGCATCTCCACCAGCCAAAGTCCATCTACCTTCTAATCTATTTATTACCTCTTTCCTAGTTGTTGGAGAATACCGTATAGCTCCTGCTTTGATTGCCGAAGATTCGTTGATCCTTGAAATCGTTTTAAGCCTGTTTACGATGGTTGTATATCGGTTGGTATAATCGCTCAACGGTTTATTAATGTCCCTTATTAAAGCCTCTACATTCGCTGCAAGTGCACAAACACGAGCAATAAGGAACTGAATCT